GCAAGTACAAAGCAGGATTGGAACTTGATGGTAGAGTCGGCCCAAAGACGCTCAAGGCAGTTAAAAACTTGGAAGCAGATAGACTCAGAGCGTATAGAGTATTAAAGTTTGCTGAGATAGTAGCAAGGAAACCCAAGCAGGAGAAATATTGGTTTGGTTGGTATAGGAGAGCTTTAGATGTCTGATATTGGTATCAATGAACTTATTATAAACAAAGTTCAAGAAAGACTGGATTTGGGACAAAAGAAGTATGGTCAAGATGTTCCTTTAAAAGATAATAGAGATTATCACGAAGAGACCATAGAAGAATTATTAGACGGGATTGTATATCTAACAGCTAGATTAATACAATTACAGAGAAAAGAGGAATCAAACCTATTTGGGAGGGACTACTAATGATAGAACTAAGTTTAATGTTTGTATTAGTACTAGTTTGGATAAATTCTAGGTTGTGGCAGAATCACTTAGAGAATGTTCAAAATAACAATAAATCATAAATCCGGGACAAAGTCTTATCCTATCTATACAGAAAAAGAAGCTGTAGAAGAGGGATTAGATTTTAAGCATTGGAAAGAAGCAGATGAAGGTAACTTCTGTATTTCTGATGATGGATATGTAGCAGAGGTTATAAAACGGAAAGAATATGAATCCGATAGAGCACAGGCAACACTTTATATTAGAACGCCTTATGGATATATTATGCATAACCCCAACTATAAAACACAAAAATTTTATGCTGAGGGCAGGTCTACCCCTTGGACTCTCTCTGGAAAGCCCGCACTCGAAGTTCAGTCTCGTTCACACAAGTGGAAGAACCTTGCCCTCGCATATGTTTCTACAAACTTTGATGCAGACCTTGCTATTGATATGGTCATGGGTCAGACCACACCACAACAAAGAAGAAGATGGAAACGAAATATTAGAACAGAGGAGTTTAAGAAAGTGGTAAGAGAAGAACTTGATGTATTATTAAAAGAGAGTGGTAAGGATAAAGAGTATGTAATGGACTTACTCGAAGAGGCTATACAAATAGCTAAGAAGAAAGAGGATGTATCCAATCTCATGAGGGCTGTAGAGAAATTAATGAACTTGCATGGCATGGATGATAAGGATACTATTAAAACCACTAGGCAGATAGAAGGCGTTAGTACTAAGAAGCTAATTGCAGATGTATTACAGGAAGAACAAAAATTAAAACTAACAGAAGTAACAGAACAGGATAATGGAGAATTACGAAGCACAATACGAGAAACTTCAAGTACTCAAGAAGTTTAGGAGTAACATTGGGCTTTTTGGTAAGGTTTGTTTTCCAACGGCATTAAACAAGGATATACCCCCTTTTCATAATGAACTATATCAACACCTCAGAAATGAAGACAGAAGAAGACTACTCATTGCCGCTCCCAGAGGAACAGCAAAGTCAACTACTGTATCTCTTATATATCCCCTCTGGAAAGTTGCTTTTAAAGCTGATACTGAAGATTTATTCATTGTTATCATCTCTGAGAGTCAAAGTCAAAGTGTAAACTTTTTATCAAGGATAAAATACCATCTTACCTATAGTAGAACATTTAAAGAAAACTTTGGAGATATGGGCCCCGGCACTGCTAAGAGGTGGACTAATAATGATATTGTTCTTGCAAATGGTGCTCGTATTATTGCTGTGGGAACTGGTCAAAGAGTCAGAGGGTTTATTGAAGGTGATACAAGACCTAATCTTATCATTATTGATGATTTCGAATCAGAGCTGAATGCATATACTCCAGAAGCTAGGGCTAAGAATAGGAAGTGGATAACCGAAGCTGTTATACCATCATTAAGTGATGATGGTAGAATAGCGATGATTGGCACAGTTATATCAGAAGATTGTTTTCTATGCTGGGCTAAAGAATCACCTGCATGGGATGTTCTGTGGTATAGTATTTGGAATGATGATGAGGTGAGTATATGGCCTGAGCGTTTCCCTAAAGAGCGTATATTACAAATCAAAGATGAATTTGCTAGTGTAGGTAATCTTAATGGATTTTATCAGGAGTATATGAATATAGCACAGTCTCCTGAAGATAGCCCATTTAAACCTGATTATATTAAAATACACCATTATGACTATGAAATACGAGAAGGACAGAATATACTTGTTAAGAAATTACCCGATGATAAAGAAGAGATAGTACCTGTTGCAGTATACTCAGGTGTAGACCCTGCATCTAGTTTATCAGCAAGAGCTGACTTTTTTGTTATAGCTACAGTTGGTTTAGATAATAATGGTAATATATATATTATCAATATAGTCAGAACAAAGTTAGACCCAGCAGAACAGCCCGATGCTATTATAAAACAATATAAGAAATACAAACCCAAAAGAATGAAGATTGAAACTGTTGCGTATCAGGAGGCATTAAGGTCTTCTGTAAGAAAGCAGATGCAAGAGGAGGGTATATTCATACCGGGACTGGAGAAAGGCGTTAAACCCAGAAATAGAAAATCAGAGCGATTACTTTCACTAGTCCCGATACTTGCAAAAGGTCAATTCTTCTTTAGACCTCAAGATATAGAAGCACAGGCTGAGTTCTTATCTTACCCCAGAGGTAAGCATGATGATGTTATGGATGCAGTATGGACAGCATTAGATGGTGCTAGACCGAGTAGACGCAAAGAATATCAAGAGGTTGACACATCAGATAGATTAGGAAAAAAAGTGCTTGACTGGCTAACTATGTAGATAGTATATTTTGCGTTAGGATAACTTATGGCTGAGAACTATAAAAAAGAGAATCTTGTAGAAGAGACTCAAAACTTATTTAACGATTACTCCAATAATAGAGAAAAATGGGCTATACAGGCTCAAGAAGACAGGGAGTTTCGTTTAGGACAACAATGGACTAAAGAACAAGCTAGAGTACTTAGAGAGCGTGGACAAGCTCCTATTGTTGTTAATAGACTACATCCAGCAGTAGAAATGGCAAAAGCTCTTCTTACTGCTAATAGACCTCAATTCAGAGTATCACCAAGAGAAGATAGTGACAATAAGCTAGCACAGCTTATGAATGCATTACTCGCTTATATGTGGGAAATATCAGATGGTGTTACTGTACTTCGTAATGTAGTAGATGATTACTACACTTGTGGTATGGGTGTAATGATGGTTTATCAAGACCCAATGCGTGATAATGCAAAAGGTGATGTAGTTATAAAGGATATTGACCCTCTTGATTTATACATAGACCCTAATTCAAGAGATAGGTTTGGTGATGATGCAGAGAATATGATTGTATCTAGAATGTTTACAAAAGACCAAGCCAGAAGAATGTATCCTCAATATGAAACAAAAATTAAAAATGCTACCTCGGACAGGTCATCAGATAGACCTAGTACAGGAAGAGAACATGATGGTAAAGCAATATTCCCTGAAGATATAGAAACTATGACTGATTCTGCATTGGGTCAGTCTGATGAGTATGTAAGAGGATATGAACGCTATTATAAAGAAATGGTTAATAGATATAGAGTTCATGAAACTTTTACTGGTGTAGAGCATGTATTTGACAATGATGAATACGAAGAATATGCAAATAGACAAGCATATATTATAGAGGGTAGACCAATAGTTAGAGAAGATGTAGCTAGAATGACTATGGAAAGATTACAACAATCTTACCAAGAAATGTTACAACAAGCTCAAATGCAAGGAATAGACCCTGAACAACTTCCAGAGCCACCTTCATTAGAAGTAACTACTATGTCTCAGTTTATAGAGGAAGGATTAATTAAGGTAGTAGAAATACAAACCTGTAGAGTGTGTCAAGTTGTAGTAATGGGAGACCAGTTGTTATACAAAAGAGTTCTTCCCACGGATAAATATCCTATTGTACCTTTTATGAATATCCATACAAGAACACCATATCCACTATCAGATGTTAGAATGTGCAAGGATATGCAGGAGTATATCAATAAAACACGCTCACTTATTATAGCTCATGCTACTACTAGTACAAATGTAAAGATTTTAGTTCCAGCAGGTTCTGTTGATATGAGAGAGTTTGAACAAAAATGGTCACAACCGGGTGTTGCTATTGAGGTAGACTTTGACCAAGGTGCACCTCAACCAGTTCAGCCTTTACCATTACCAAATGAACTTTATCAAAACGAACAAACTGCTAAATCAGATATTGACCATCAACTTGGTCTTTATGAGTTAATGATGGGTAATTCTCAAGCCGCCCCTCACACTTATAAAGCCACAGTATCTATTGATGACTTCGGTCAAAGAAAGATAAAATCAAAGTTAATGGACATAGAAGCTGGTCTGAGTCGGGTATGTCAAGTTGCAATCCCACTTATGCAACAACTGTACCAAGAAGAAAAAGTTATCCGTCTGGTGCAACCTAACAATATGACCAGCGAATATTTGATTAATAGAAGTTTTTACGATGACTTTACTCAAACAGTACAAAAATACAACGATATAGGTCTAGGTACTTATGATGTTGTTGTTGTTACTGGCTCTACATTACCAACAAATAGATATGCACAATTAGAATTATATATGGATGCATATCGTAATGGATTAATAGATAAAGAGGAAGTGTTGAAGAAAACAGAAATATTTGATGTCGAAGGAGTATTACAGAGAACAGATACTATTGAACAACTCTCTAGACAATTACAACAAGCTCAAGAACAACTTAAGAAAATGGGTGGAGACATGCAAACTAGAGATAGGGAAAATGTCAATCTTAAGCAAAGAGTTGAAGTTGAAAAATTTAAGGCAGGTCTTGATAAGATATCTAACCGGGCTCAGTCCGCAGGTACCTTATATGAAAGACGCCTTGATGACGCTACTAGTGAAATGGCTTCTGAACTTAGGAGGACAAGAAAAGAAGCTGGCTAAACCCGAGATACCTCTATTACTAGTTAGAGCTCTCACATTGAGGAAATTGACATGGCTCAAGAAAATCAACAAGGTCAAGTAACAGAAGAGAATTTGGTGGATTCTGTTGTTGGCATGGAAAATAGTGTAGATGATATATTTACACCGGGATTTGGACAAACTGAAGAACCTGTACAGGAAGAAGCAGTAGAAACTACACCTGAGGTAAATTATGAAACTCCACAAGATAACGAAGAAGTTCGATACCAGTATTGGCAGTCTGAAGCAGATAAAGCCAAGAATGAAAATGAACAGTTAAAAAAGACTGTAGAGATTCTACAGCAGACTATTCAGAAACCAGCTGAATCTCAGCCTGAAGAGATATCTTCAGAACCTGAAATTGAACCTTTTCGTGATGCACCACAGAGACCAAATAAACCCGCAGGTTTTAATAGAGCAGAAGCTATTGATGACCCAAATAGTGCATCTGCACAGTACTTAGATGCTATAGATTCTTATAGAGATGAAATGGATATCTATAATGCAGATAAACTAGAGTATGAATCTAACTTGATAAACATTGAGCGTGAAGCTTTGATAGAAGAGCAGAAAAGACAAAAAGATGCTTTTGAAGCAGAGCAACGCAATCA